GTGCTGCATTTGTTCCTGTAGCTGCTATTTCTAATTTACCTGTAGGACTGCTCGTACCTACCCCAACTTTATTATTCGTAGAATCTACATACAGCGTATTGGTATCAACGGTTAGATCGCCTGATAAATTCAAATCAGTAAACGCATCTACAACAGCAGCTCCTGCTCCTGCTCCGTCTGTATAAATTACTTTGACGTCTCCGTTAGGAATGGTGACATTTGCACCTGATCCTTGAGAGATAGTTATTGATTGCGAACCTGCGGTAGCATTCTCAATAATCCAAACTTTAGATACAGTATTAGGTGCTAAAGTTAAAGTTCTTGTTGCGGTTAAAGTAGTACTTGTTCCTACTTTTAAATATAAACTACGAGCAGGATCGGTTGAACCGTCTGCAATAGTAAAAGTATCATCAGCATCACTTGCAAAGTCCGCAGTTCCGTAACTGAAGGCCTCTGCAATTAAAGATAAATTGGTATTGGTACTGGTTCCCCAGGTACCTGATTCATCCCCAGTTGCTATTTCTTTTAATCTTAAATCGTTTACGTATGTTGCCATTTATTACCTCTGGTATATTTTACGCTACTTCTTGCCAATTTGCAGATTGAGTTTCATCTATTTCGGTAAATGATGAAGTCTGAGTGTCTGTTATTGTAGTATAGTTTGGAGTTTGACTTTCATCAATACGTGACCATATCAAAAGTTTACCAACTGAGCCAGTAGCTGAGACTCCTATTGGGTAGATGTTTGCTTTACCAGATACCGCTAGAGAGCCAACAGAGCCTGTTGCAGATTGTCCAGTAACATTTACTTTAATTGATAATAGAATAGTTACAGAGCCTAACGCAGAAGTTGCTTCTACTCCTGTAACTGTAATATTTCCTATACCTGTAACGGTAGGAGATCCTACAGATCCTGTTACTTCTTGACCTGTAGGAAATACATTTGCATCTGCGTTGGTTAATACAGTAGGCGTTCCAACGCTTGAAACGATAGACGGAAGAACCGCTACCGCCTGAGCATTTACGCCAACCCCGCTTACGTTACCTGTTGCCTCTTGCCCTGTAGGCGTAACGTTGGCTTTTCCTATTGTTGCAACGGTTCCTACAGCAGAAGTTAATTCAAATCCTGTAACGCTGACATTTGCTGCAGCTGAAGCTGTTGCAGTACCAAGTGCAGATGCGCCTTCTTGACCTGTTGGAGTTACATTTGCAAGTCCAATAATCGCAACGGTTCCTACTGCTCCTGTTGCTTCCTGGCCTGTAACATCTACATCTGCTTTAGCAATTACGGTTACAGAGCCAACACTTGTAGTAGCTTCTTGGCCTGTTACATCAACATTAGCAATACCTGTAACGGTTACTGTACCAACCGCACTTGTTGCTTCTTGACCTGTAGGAGTAACGTTAGCGTCTGCATTTGTAAGAACGCTTGGAGTACCAACAGAAGATACAATAGATGGTAATACTGCAACGGCGTTACCGTTAACGCCTACGCCATTTACTGCACCTGTAGCTTCTTGACCGTCAACAGTTACATTAGCAAGACCAATTACGGTTAAAGAACCTACAGCACCTGTCGCTTCAAAGCCTGTAAGGGTAACAGGTACAGGCTCGCCCCAAGGACCATCTCCCCAAGCTTGTCTGCCCCATCCTGTTATTAAAGCCATCTAATTACCAATTTAATTCTTGTATGTTTCCGTCAAAACCCTCAAATACGCCTAACGGAAAAAATTCATTTAAAGCATTTATATCGCCAGTATCATAATTAAGATTTGGCAATATTGCTGTTTTCTTTTCTACTATAACACTTATATTGTAGCCATAACTTTTGACTGCAGCATTTTTACAATCAAAGCCAGCTAAGATTAAATTATATAAAAGAAGTCCTGCGTTCCATAAAGCAACGTGACCACCTACTATCTCATCTTTACGAGGCGGAACCGTTATTGCTAGTACGCCACCATCTTTAAGAGTATGAAAGATTTTGGTAAGAAAATGATTGACGTTGAGTTGATGTTCAAGAACATGCGAACACCATACGCAATCGTATTGATCTACTATTGCTAGATTATTAAAGTCGCCTAATAGATCAGGTTGATAATCAGGATTGATATCTTGACGAGTTACTGTTTTACCATTATCAGTAAATAACGAATACGCAGAAGATTTTGGACCAGATCCAATATCTAATAAAGTATTAAATGAATAATCTTTAACTAGTTTTCTAGCTGCTTCGTCACCAAACATGATGTTTGGTTGCTATTAAGCAATTCTGATAATAGCTGTAGCTGCTGCAGCTGCTGGGAATACAATAGTAAAGTCTCCAGCAGTTGAAGTTTTGTCACCACCAAAATCAATAGTAGCTACTGATTTATCGGAATCGCTTGAGTTATAGATCATACAACCTCTAGCAGTAATAGTAGCTGTACTAAAAGTTAAATCATTAAAATCACAAAACGCAGTAGTACCAGATGATGTTGGAGTTACATTAGTTAGCGTTCCGCCGCCTGAAGTATAGCCTGTTCCACTTGCCTGTCCTGTAGTAGTAAAGGAAGTAGTAGTTGCTCCTAAAGTAGCTGAAGATGTATATAAAGCTAACTTAAAAGTATCACCAGAAGTACCTGCTGTAAAATTATGATTGCCTTTTAAAAGCTCAGTTTTAAAGCTAGTTGTAAGTGTTGATGAAATTGCCATAATTAATTTTTCCTAATAACTTCAGCTACGTCACCAAACCCAAGTTCTTGTAGCTTATTTATAAGTGTAATCCTATCAGATTTTATAGCGTTTTGCATATATAGTTCAATAACTTTCTTAATATTGTCTTTGAATTGTTTTACCTGAGCTTGTACTTGTTCGGGTGCATCTTCGCTAACATGCACTATTCTTTCTACGCAACGCTCTGCCCAAAACTCAACTGGGTGTCCACCATTTTCTGTAGTATGTACTTCAATTGTCCCAAGCTCTGGTCCGGCTTTATAACTCATTACCATTTGTTAGGTTCTCCTACTTTGTTTTTTTTATTTTTTTCTAAGTGACTGTCGTATCTATCAAGCAATACGCCTTCCTCTGGAACTTCTTTGTATTGCTGGACTTGGCTTTTTTTCTTTGCAATCAACACGCCTTTTTCATCTTGAATAACTACCAAAGGATCTGCTAGACGATGGTAGCCGTATAATTTTTCTTCAGGAGGTATAGCAGTATCCAACAAGAAACTAGTAGATGCTACTTCAACTTGTATGCCAGCAAACATAGCTTTGCTTAACCAAAACTCTACAGATGCTCTGCCTGATTCTGCAAAATATAAATTACCTTTATACCCAAAATCTACACCAAATAATTTTATTCTTCCAACTTTATTCCAAAGTGCAAAAGCAACAGCGTATGAAACGGTATTGTTAAGATAGTGACATCCACATCCAGCCAATACTTCGTCTATTGGATATTCAACTAAACCAGGACATCTATCGTCTAGTTCGCATGTATAGATTGGTCCTTGATGTTCGGTTAAAAGTTTAGCCATACTATCGGTTTGGCCGCCAGCATCATCGGTATCTAAAAATCTAGATGGAGGATCCATCATAAATACTCTATCGTGGTAAATAACAGATGCTACTGCGTTAATAGCCCAAACTTCATCAAAGTGTGAGCCGTGAGATTTTGCTAAATTATAATCAAACCAGCTTTTGCCCATACCGACAATAGCTACAGTTTTGCCTTCCAGCTTTTTAATGGGTTTCATATCTTCTCCTGTTTTTAGCTGATTTGAGTTCTTAGAGAATCATATCTATATTCATCTCTTCGACCTCTTGCTTCAGCTAGGTTTTTCAATCTGGCTACTTCTTGATTAAATCTGCCTTCATACAAAGCCATCAAGTCTTGTTCGCCTTTCATAAAAGTATAAGCTTCTACTAATGATCCGTAAAGTAATGCGTTTCTAGCATTTTCACTTAACCAAGTTCCTGTTGTCTGACTGGTTAAAGAAACAGGCTTGTAAAGATAGTGCAACTCTACGTTATAGTCTGCATCAGGAACTGGAGCTACAATTAATGTAGAGCCATTGTCGCTGCCTGTAGAGAGTTCTTTGTCAAAATCTGCATAATACAAAGGTAAGCCTCTAAGCGTTGCATCTGTAGGATCTACGTTGTATTCACGCATAAAACTGGTATGTTTCTTGTCTAAATAATGGTAATCACCACTACCATCAATAACAGCCAAAGAAAAGCTTAATTGAAAATCGGATGGAGCAGTTAAATAGGTATTTCCAGTTGTTAAATTACCTGTTACGTTTTTTCTAAAATAATCAAATTGAATTAAATCAAATAATCTTTCTTCAGCATTAACAATAAAATCATCTAACGTAGCAACAAAAGTTGTTTCATTGTTTTCGGTATAGTTTTGAATAAGTGTTTTTAATTCTGCTAAAGTCATGTTGTAGTAATTGTAACTGTACCTAAACTTCCTGTCATCTCATAACCTGGTATAGGACTGCTAATAATATTATCATTATTACTAATAACATATCCTTCTCCAACTTCTTTGTCAGTATCAGGTCTTGGATTATAAAGAGCTTGAGGATCAGCTGGAGCTGTATGTGGTTCTAATTGAGGATGTTTTGGTTCATAGCATTCTCTACAAACCTTTAAACCATTCCATTCTTTTTGTAAATCTAATAATTTATAACGAAATCCACAACGATCGCAAAGGGCTAATGCGAATTTTCCAACTGCGTAAGCCATATTACCTCAGACTACTGAACGGTCTAATTCTAAAAGAGGCTCTATCTTCATCTTGAGACATAGCTCTTTCAAATTCTTCTTCATACATTTGTTTAAGCAACCCAACTCTATCCGGAGCTCTTTTTATAGAAATGTAATATGCCAAACCTGCAACAAAACAAGGATAAAAACGAAAAGGCATGTCCATAGTATTTGTAGCTGAATCAGCGTCGTCCATTCTTACTAATTTATTAAATACTAAAACATCGGTAGAATTTTCTGGCGTGGGCCATACTTTTAATGAAGGATTAATACTTTTATCTATAAAAAACTGAGATGGTCTTGCTTGAGTTGTTTTATTTGGAATATTTAAATATTCGCTTCTGCTTAATCTATCCATAGATATATCGGTTTGAGTGCCGCTTACAGTTCTTCTGCAAACAACATCTAATACATCTATTACGTTAGTCCCAAGATTATACTCTGAAGTTCCTTGAGTTACGGTTTGAGTGCCTTGTTCTATTGTCCATTGGTTTAAGCCACGATTAGCCCATTCAGCAAGCATCAAATTAATTGATCTTCTTGCTGTTTTTAAATCGTAGCCAGTTCTGAGCTCAAGACCGCATCTTTCAAATGCTTCTTCTATAAACTCAGCAACATTTGGCTCAAAATCTGTTGAACCTGAAGTTGCCATTTTTAGTATTTACCTTCTTGTCTCTTCCTTCTGCGATTAGCTGCGCCTGTACATACTTCGCCACCTTTTTCGTACATCATTCCGCCGCCTTTCATTTTCTTAACTTCTTTGCCGTATTTATATTTTTTCATTTCGCCACCTGTTGCTTTTTTTGATTTTCCAGCTGAACTTAAAGCAATAGCTACAGCTTGGTCTTGAGGTTTACCCTCTGCTTTTAATTTTCTAATATTACTAGAAATTGTTTTTTGAGAACTACCTGGTTTTAAAGGCATGTTTACTCCTAATAAAATTTAGTTAATTTTCGCCTATTATTCATAACTTTACCACATCCTCTAGCAATTCTAGATTCTACGGATCCGCCGCAAGCTTTTTTCATTCTACCATCTTTCCAGCTAATTCGCTTTGAGCTTGTTTTCTTTTTTGCTGCAGATGTACATTGAGCCATCGTTGGCCTACAAGCTGGATATCCTTTACGTTTTTCGCCTTCTTGACGGCCGCAAGGTTTACCAGTTTTACAATCTACCCAGCCTTTTCCTTTATTTTGAGAAAACCAAGTCCGTAAAGAATTTTCAGCCATTAGCTTAGTTTTGTTTTTTTTCGTTTTTCTGGAAGCATGTTATTAAAACCTCTTGGTTCAACAAAAGTTACTTCGCCTCCAATTGCTTTTTTAACTTTATTTCCCCAGTTCTTGGCGCCAACTTTTCTACATTTAGATAAAGCTCCGCTTGCATATGCAGATGGCCAAACTTTGTATCT